CTTGCTGCATTTCGATCCATCTCGTATGCAACCTTTACACCACAGTTTGTAAACTCAATCGAACCATTTCCAAGAACATATGTTGTATATTTTGTATATCCATCTCCTGCTCCCGAAGAAGTTTCCTTTACTTCTTCCGTTGGCATAGTATCATCGATCAGGACAATTCTTCCGTTCAACGTAGCAAGCCCAAGATCTCTCTCTATTCCATTTGCATCTGTATACTTCATGTATTCCAGAAGTTTCAGATTCTCAAGATGGGTTGCTACAACAGAATGCATGATTGCAAGAGAAAAGTTCGCTTTTTTATCTCCGAGTGCTTTCTGCATTCCGTTGTTGAGTGTAGTTGCCCCAAACAGGTTCTCTGTCTCACCTGTAATATCATACGTATGGGATTCTACAAACTTTTTGCCCTCACCAGTATTCATGGAGAATACACCATTTAAAATACTGAGCAAGGTATCCTGGTCTACATCGTCCCAGAATTCTGCAACCTCACCTGCTGCTGCAGAATAATCATCACCGGAAATGTCGGACACGAAATCTTTCTCTGTCCATCCCTGGGCTCTTCCGACAACGATACGTCCCATCGTATAATTGCCACGCTCTTCTGCTTCGATATCGGTCTTTCCGTCATAATTGACCGTATTTCCACCAAGTCGTGCCCGGATCAGTGAAGTCGTATAATTGCCTCCTTTCTGATCTGGCAGAAGGGATGCATACTCCCCACGTTCTACAATTGCACCACTGTGAAGTAATTCATTCATACGAAGATTTGGTGTCTCGCGCACTGCTGCATCAAATACTTCACCGTTAAAATTTACTAAATCAAATAATGCCATAGTTTATTTCTCCTTCTTTCTGTTCAGATATGGTGTAATATCCATATCTGGGTTCTGATTTTTCAGTTTCATCAGCTCCGCCATAGACAGTTTTGCACCATCAGGCTGATTGATCACATTTCCGACAATCTGGCTGCGCTTCTGCTGTGCCTTGAAAGTCTTATCATCAATGAGAATGTCCGGCTTATAATTGCCCTCTTCGTCCTTGACAATGGCATCGAACAGATCAGCAATGCTCTTGCCCCTGGCTTCATCCGAATTCAGACTATCCACAAGCTGTGCTTTGATTGCATCCGCGGTAATGCTGTTCACAAAATGTTTGTCCTGGAAAAAGTCTGTGACAAGATTTCCAAGCCTTGCTTTCTCCTCTTTCTCTGCACGCTCTTTGCGTTCGTTCTCGAGTGTTGCTTTCAGTTCCGAAATTTTCTGGTTCAATGCTTCTGCATCCGATGCAGAGTCTTTTAATGCCTGTAATTCTTCCTCAAGCTTTTTCTGTTTTGCTTCAAGATCCTTCCGTTCTTCTTCCAAGGCAGTAAGTTTTTCGGTTTTCTTCCGAACTTCCAAATCCGATACAAATTCTCCTGGAAATGCCTTCTCAATTTCTGGTGTAATCTCAACACCAAGCGTCTTCAATTTGTCAATAACGTTCATTCTCTGTCCCTCTCATTCTTAAAAGTTTTTCATCCGGTCAGCCCGGCACGTCTGAGCTGCTATTTAATCCATAGCTGGCAAAATGTAAAGAAAAAGCACGCCCCAAAACAGGACGTGCCATTACATCATCCTATAATTTTTTTAGGGTAACAGACAGATTCCTGTTATTCTGTCCGGTGCTTTTCACTTGTTAAATTCATTGTAACACGGGAATAAAAAAGATTTGTGCCAACTTTTTGGCAATAGAAAAGCGCCTGTATTTCAAGGCGCTTCCAACAAAAGGAGGGTTAAAAATGTCTGGGAATCATCCAGCAAGATTATCATACATCATATTGTGATATTATTTGTGCCATTTTTCAAGCTCTCTAATTAGCTTATGCTACTGCCAATCTCCTCTTGGCTCTGCTAATCGCCACATCACACACGGCATTTACATAATTATCAACTTTTTCATTCCGGATTTGCCCCGGTTCTAATTTTTCAAACCATTCTTTTCTGAAATTCTCAATGGCTTCCGGTAACATATCATCCATTTCCATTAATAATTCCATTGTCAATCTCTCTATTTCTGGCATACTGGCACCTCCCCATATACTACTCGGCATTTATTTACATTGCCATTCGCAAGCTCCAGTTCAATGACCGTCGGGTACCCGTTTTCCTGCAACCATTCTCTAACTTTCTGGAATACACTGTCCTTATACTGAATTGTAACACCATTGTGTCCATTCCGACTGTATGCAGTCCTCACTACTTCGTCTTTGAAAATGTCGAGTTTCTGAATAATCGCACTCACTGCTTTATCGTGGGGTCTGCCGGATTCCGAATAGATGCTGATTTCTTTGGCGATACTAGTGCAATCCCACAGCTTCGGTGTATCGGAGATTAATGGGGTATTTACCGGGTAGCCGGAATCAGAATAGATTCTTACCACTTCGGCAGCTATGTACTTGGAATCCACTCCGGCATCATGCAGGGCTTCCTTGATGTTCTTTACCATCATGTTCACGGATGGAAGTTTCTCTTTCTTGGGCTTATCCTGTTTCTTTGGAATTTCCTCACGGATAATATCTTCCATATCGTGAAAACGGTTGATGTAGCGTGCAGTGAATTCTGTCCCCTTAATACCTGTCAGTTTGTGGGCGATGAACTCGCAGCCTTTCTTGGTAATATCATAGCACGGACGTTCCTGACCTTTTGCATCCTTATATGTTGCCTCTCTGAAAAAATCAACCGGCTGAATTTTCAGCTCGTTTCCCTCCCCAAAGTTGGGGGCGGACATTTCACTAATATACTTTTTGATATCTCTTATTAAATGATCATGTCGTTTCCCCACCATTTCTGCCACTTCTCTGCTGTCTAATGTCTGTTCAATCTGATTCATAATTTCAAATTCTCCTTGATTTTTAGGCTAGAATCTCCTATTATGAACAAAGAGATTCCGTTTACGGGATTCTTTGCTTTGAGTAAACACGAACTTTGGTCGGTGGGTGTTTACTCTTTTTTTGCAACTTTATTTTTTGTTTCCATTTTGCCAACATTTTTTGTAAAAAAAATTTTTTCTTTTTCTTCTAATGTCTTAATTTTCAATATAATGCATAATTCTTCGATTTCATTGGCTTTAAACTGTGTTTGGTTATTAATTTTCTTTTGTAATCCATAAGTAGTCAAGCCGACCTTCGAAGCTATGTAATACTTTTTTAATCCAGACTCATCTATTCTCTTACATAATTTTTGTGTATCTACCATTTTTCATCCCTCCTTTCTTATTGTTGGCATTTTGTCCACATTTGTTATATTACTCTTTTGTTTAATAATTGTCAACATTTATTTCAATAAAAGTTGAATTTTTTTCTACACAATGCTAATATATAATTACGAGGTGATTATAATGGAAATTGGTGATAGAATTCGAAAAAAACGTGAAGAACTCGGCATGTCCCAAGAAGAACTTGCAAAAAAAATAGGATATAGATCAAGATCGTCTATTAATAAAATAGAAAATGATGGCCGTGGGCTTCCTCAATCAAAAATATTATTAATAGCAAAAGCTCTCGAAACCACTCCTGATTTTTTGTTAGGTTGGGATGATGATGAAACAAATTTTTACTCTGATGAAGTATTATATGGAATAAACGCAATGACTTCCCTTCTACAATATCTGTATGACGATGTAGATTTTCATGAATATCCTCTTTGTGATACTTTCGATGTTGTACTAAAAAAAGATTCTACCGAGGTCACTCTAACTGAACTGGAATACAACTTATTGTTTGATTTCATATGCAGTAATATTCCAAATTATATTAATCTTGTCAAAAGTAAATCTCCACAAACCGAATAATATTTCTTAAAATCCCCGCCTACGTCATGTAAGTGGGGACTCTTCTATGGTTCATATCCATAATCTTCTATTGCCGAACACATCATAACTAGAGTTTCAGTATAACCTCCGAGCATCGCCTTGTCCTCTTCTGGCGCATCAGACGCAATAAAGGCTCTCACATCTTCCCTTAGTTGTAACCATTCTTCCTTACTTTTCTTGCCTGACATAATACGCTCACGAAGTTTCTCTGCTTCTGTCCACTTTTCGGGATGTTTGTACCACTCATTTTTTTCTCTCACTATTTTCATAAATTCTTCGTGTGTCATTTAATCGCCCCTTTTAATCTACCCAAAAAGTCCATAACGTCATTATAATCGACAAAAGATGCTCCTTCACTTCTTAGAGAATTATCCACCTTATCCTCTAACCATTGATATCTAGCTGGTAATGGTACATTAAATAATTCTTTGGCGAATTCCATATCCGTTCCATAAGAAAATCTATCATTCAATGCCTTTAAAACCATTGTC